CACACAACGCACTCGTAGTCTGCCAAGTTTCTGTGGGTCTTGCCTGTCTTCAACTACGCCGTTGAACCATACAAAGTTATTTTTCCCTAGATAATTAATGTCGTACATAAAATTTTTTCCGATATTGCTCGCCTTTTAATACGCTAACCATACGCATTTAATTGCCATTTCTAAAATGTTTACGCAAATTACTTATCCCTTTCCAAGACTTGCGTAGCAACGCCGTAGGCGCCGTCTGAATACACTCTATTACCTTTCTGAATATACTCTCTGGTTGCCTTACTCTCTTGTATGTTCTATGTGGTCGCTGAGCATATTTGCTGTTCTTTCGCTCAGATAACCATATATAAACTTGCCCTAACATATCTGCCTCTACATGTCCTGTTGTAATTGTTCTTACATGCGTTTGTTGTTGTTTTCTTCTCATAATCTCATTGATAGCCAGCTAACTCGGAAGCGCCGGACTCTCTTAATCTCTAAATTGTTTTCATATCCTGTTCGTATATATTAATTTCTCTTCTTTTGTCTTTACCTAGTATTAATGGGTCGGACTCTATCGGATATGGCGTCCTAACGCTGTCCTTCATACATTGTAGTATCATTTCATGCGTACCAGTTTCTAGTGATACGGTGTGTTTTACGCTTACTATTAGATATCTACCAGATGTGTATGGATTTGGTATTACTTTCTCTGTTGGTCTCATTAATGGTTGGTCAAAGAATATAATATCACCTGCGTTTAATAGTGTATTACCATATACTAGCATTGTCAAGTTTAAATTTTGTAATGATTTCTGTTGACTTATAGCTTTAGGTAGTGTTTCTTTTGTAGGTGTAAACTCATAATCATTATGTACCTTACTTGTTTCTGTCACCACCATCTTCTTACTATTAGGGTATTCATTTAAACCCTTGCCTGTATCATTGTATTGTGCGTCTGGCAATAGATGTTTTTTAGAGTCTAATTCATCACCAATGGTCTCTGTATGAAAACTCTTCTCAAACTCTTTTAGATAATCAAAATCATGTGTCTTAATTGTTTTATTAAATGCGTCATGCACTACCAACCTATTAGCATACATGCCACCCATTATATTACCTAGTGTATCAATTTGTTTATCAAAGTCATACTTGATTATGGTCTGCATACGAGTCTCTACATCTTTGACTTGTGATTGACCACCTGTTGCACCTAATTGACCTTTTTCGTGATTATCTAAATTTAATTGTACTTGTGTCTTATATGTCCATCTAGTTGGTCTAGCAGCTGAACCACCCATTGCCATTAATGACTCTATACTTCTAAAGTTAAAACCTTTTGATGTTTCATAAAATACATAACCTGCATTATGATATTTACCTGCTACTGATTGACTTGCCAAATAGTTAATTGCTTTTAATGGTTTTAAACTTGGTATTACATACTTGGCATTGGTAGCTGTGTTCTCAAAATAAAATGGTTTTTTAGACTTTAATTTATTTTTAACAATATCATTAACAGCATTCTCTATTGGACCAGCATATGCCTTACTCACGGTTTCTAATTGATTGTTAATCATCTCTGGCGAACAGAAAAATATTTGATAGAATTGAGCGTTATCTTTACCTTGTACTTTTGTTATCGTATCTACTTTGTAAATGTGAAATGGTGTACCGGTCTCATGTCTATAATCATAACCAGGCAAACCCGGTGTATTAAGTACCAATGACAATCTCTCTAAACCTGTTAACGGAAATACTGACCTTATGTCTTGTGTATCATATACGGTAACGGTGCCGTATAATGTATTTGTTAATATATCTTCATGTATCTCAACTAAATCAGCAATACCTTTTATGTCAATTACTCTAGGAGCTGATTCATCTTTTTGTTGTTTATATGAAATAATATCTAATTGTGGTAAGTTATACTGACCAGCTTGTTCTAATATATTTGTTTCGTGTATTGCCATGTCATTATCTTCTAATCAAACTTCTAAATTCTTCTTCAAATACTCCCAAATATTTTGGTAGTAATATATTAATTTGCCTTTTCTCGTCTTGTAATCTGTTTTCGTATTCTCTATTTGATACTGATTGAGCACCAGGATAATCACTATTAACTTCTAATTTGTGTGAGTAATCAGCAGGACCTTCGCCTGCTTGTTTACCACTTTGTTGTGTTACTTCATAGTGATGTATGGCGTCTGGATTTGAATACTTGTCTTTTAAATATTGTTGAAATACAAACTCTGGAAGTGGCCAGTCATAATATCTATTGACAATATTGTTTACAAGTGTTACAACCCAAAAATAATCTGCGTCACCATATATTTTATATGCTACATCTTCAGGTTTTTCACCCTCTGACACATCATATTTGTCAAGCAATGTTACATTGTCTGCAATCTTACTTCTAATTTTAACTCTTCTAAAAATATCTGTAACATTATTAGTATTGCCATTTACGCCAGATAAGTTATAGTTTATTCTAGGAAATTGTGAGAAAAAACTACCCATTAAGCACCTGCCTCAATATCTCTCTTCGTAATAATTCTGTCTTCTAGGAAACTTACCGTCATTCTTGTGTGTACTGGTTGACCTGTTTCAAATGTTGTAAACTGACCATCAGGAGAATAATCTACTGAAACATCTGTACAAAAACAAGCACCAATTTTATGTAAGTGTGAGTTTACACCTGTCTTATGCATATATCTAATTTTAAAATAGTTTGGCGTTTCAAATAAACCAGAAGTTTTTCCAGATAAACCTGGTGCTGAGTTATATTTAAATATTGTAATAATATTTTCTACTGCTAGTGCCTCTTTTTCGTTTCTAGGCCAAAAATCAAATGTATATGCAAATGTTCTTTGCGTTGGTGTATTATAAAATGCCTCATTTCTAGGGTTGATGGCAACACCAAATCTTTTTAATGAAAATCTTACCGGGTCACCCATACCTGCTAGTGATATAACTTCACCAACAAATTGTCCACCTTGTCTTAATACAGAACCAGAACCTGCCTGTAAAGCACCCATAATTTTATCACCAGCACCTTGAGCAGATTTAACATTATCAATTGCTGCCTGAGCGTCACCTGAAATACCTGTTTCAATATCATTATCATATGATTGATTGTAATTAACTTTAACACCCGGCGGCATGTAAATTGATATAGCAGAGTTCATAATTGCACCTTTTGGTACTTTACCATTTAGTTTTGGCATTGCTATATCATCAGCTGTTGCAGCTGCTTGAGATACTTCAAACATACTATCTTGTTGTGGTTGATAAGTTAAAAAACCTGATTCAAATATAATGTAATGACCTAACTCTTCACTACCAAGGTCAAGTGGATATTGTACTGCTGAAAATGACAATGGGTTTTCTCTTAATCTATCACTAGGGCTAGCTGGTATATCAAATGGTCCTTTTTTTAACAATTGAGCTGATACTTTACCAGCGTCTTTTTGTTTACCCATACTCATAAAGTTACTTACTTTATCTGCAACAACAGATGTAGCAAGATTGCTCAAGTGGTTTTTTAGTGATTTAAACGGCATATATAAATAATCCTTAATTAGTAATATTTATATAGATTATAGGTACATTATGGCAAAGAGTTATAGAGGATTATATAGACCAACCAATCCAAAGAAATATGTTGGTAATACCAAGCAAATAGTATATCGGTCATTATTAGAAAGACGATTTATGCGTTACTGCGACCTTAATCAAGATATATTGTATTGGGCAAGTGAAGAATTACCTGTTAGATACTATAATCCATTAGACAAAAAATATCATAGATACTTTCCAGACTTTGTTGTAAAGACGGTCAATAATGAGAAGTTTATGATTGAAATAAAACCATCTAGGCAAGTAGCAAAACCAAAACCACCTAAAAAGAAAACCAAATCATATATGAGAGAGTCATTTGAGTATATCAAGAACCAAGCTAAATGGCAAGCGGCAAAATCTTATTGTGAAGATAAAGGTATGAAGTTTAAATTAATTACTGAAAAAGACCTTGGTCAATATTAAAGACCGTAAGAATAGCCTTCTCTTACAATAGTTTTATCACCATAAGGGTTTAGTCTATTAACATATACTGCTTGAGAAACATTATTATTTTGATTTTGTGTTTTATTATCTTGAATAGTCATATTTGTTGACACATCTTTTTTACTATTTTCGTTTAACTTAATTTGTTCATTTAAAAAAGATGTACCTTGTTGATTAATACTTCTCTCTATGATTGCTTTTAATTTTTCTTCATCACCTTTATACAATTCTTGTAATTCATCTAAATTGTAAAGTAAACCATTTGTTGTATTAAACTTATTGGCGTCTGCGTCAAATTTATCTAGTCTTTTTATTTTTTTTGCTAATTCATCTTCCATTTTACCGATATCTCTATCTAATCTTTCAAAATCATTAGAGTATATGCCTTTGATATTATCATACCCTTGACCTTCGTCTGCCATTTTTTGCAATTTATCTTTTTCTATTTGAATTAAAGCTTTAAAGTCTTCAATTTCTTTTACTCTAGCTAATCTGGCTTCTTCATTGCCTTTTAAATTTTCTAATTGGTCGCCACCTAAACCTTCTTTATTTAATGCAACAGACTTAACTTTACCACCTGTTATACCATCATCTACCATTCTAATGGCAACATTTTGCACTCTATCACTAAACGCTGCTAATGATTCAAATATAGCCTGACTATCTTTACCAAAACCACCTTTAGCAGCAATACTTTGTAAATTTTCTATTGTGGTCATAAAATTGGTTGCTTTTGTGCTATCTTGTAAGATAGTTGATATAGCGTCATCACTATAACCTAACATTGCGTCTTTTAAACCTCTTAAATTTTCTTGCATTTCTGTATTTGCTAAAAACTTATTTTTGTCTTGTTGTACTTGTTCATTTGCCTCTTGTGCAGCTATTTTTGCCTCACCTAATGCTGATTGAGTACCCATGTTTATACCAAATCTTTCAAATAAACCTTCTTCTTGTCTAGCAGCCCACTCGCCCATTTCTTTATCTAATTTTTCTACCGTGCCTTTTAATTTTTTTAAAGTCATTTCTTGGTATTCATCAATCTTTTTAGCTAAGAAACTTGCACCAACACCAGCTGCAATCCCAATACCAATAGCTAGTAAGAAAGGTGTGGATGCTAATGCCATACCTAAAGTTTTAACAGCAGGTAATTTAGACATTGCCATTAATTTACCAAGTTTTCCTGCTGTATAAACACCAGCTGTCGTAGCTCCAATTCCTGTCATAGCAAAATCACTATCTTTTACTTCGTCTGCATTTAATTTACCTGCTATATATTGACTCACTCTTGATATGTAAGGTATTGTACTACCTATAATAGCACCAGGAATACCACCTAGATAATAACCTGCAGCTGAACCAACTAAACTTGTTTCTAAATCTTTTTTTGCCTGGTCATCTAATTCTAATTCAAACTCATCATTAATAAAATTTACTATTGGTTCAGCAATTAAAGACACTAATGAGGCAACTGCACCTCCTTTTAGTAATCTTTTACCAAACATTTTAAATGCTGACTTTAATGCTCCTATGGTAAATATAGAACCAAACCCCAATGTCAATAGATTTTTTAATTTGTCGCCAGTTAAACCAAATATTCCCATGTCGGCACCACTCGTTGGCATTGCACCAACTGGTTTACCTGTTACTCCTGATATAGATTTTTCTTTTCTTAATTCAGCAGCTTGGTCTCTCTGTCGTCTGCTATTTTCTTTTGCTATGTCTATTTGTGTTTGTAATAGTGTGGCAACTTTTTCAACACACTCATAAGTTTGCTTTTGTAGTTCTTTTAATTCATCTAATACAACAACAGATAATGATGAAGCACCAGCTTGTACTAAAGTATCACTTCTTTGTTCTGGTGTTAATAAGTTTGTTACACCTGCTAAAGAAGACCCTACTTTATTTTGTAGTAATGTTGCTGTTTGTACTGCTGCTTCTGCTGACATTTTTTCCTATATTACCATTAATAGTGATGTTAACATGGCACAAATCCATAAACCTGTAAGTATGCCACAACCATAAACAATATAAAATTCTTTCATTATTTACTCTTCTTACTTGAACCTGTGTATAGACCAAACCAGGCAGCGCCAGCACCAACAACGATACTGATTAACCCACTTTGTTCCATAGTAGGCGCCTGTAAGTTCATATACCATATTACACATTTATATAACAATATAATATATACGGTCAAAAACAATCTTGGAAATATTCTCCAACTATCTACTGCTCTAGCCATATGAATTAGTTTTGCATATGGATTAGGACCCATATCTTTAACACTAGTGTCCACTTCTAAATCAACCTTTACTTTCTTACTGATTTCAGGTTTATCAGCAGGCAC